CAAATCGCATTGTCATATCACATTCTCTTGCGCCAGCGGCAGAATACGCTACTGCTGCATGATAAGAATCAGTAAGGTTAGCATATGCCGCATTAGTTGTCGTTCCAGCTTCTATCTCAGATTCACTAGCACTATTTTGCCAAGCGTTATTTAAACTAAAATAAATAGCTCCAGCATCTAAATCTAATGCAACGCCAATTACGGCTCCATCACCATAGGCGCTTCCATAAGTTGCGGCTGTTCCGTTATGATATGTTTTTCCATTTTCTGAATGATATGACCAACCAACAACTAAATTTGATCCTAGCCCTTGATTTCCGTCTGCCACTGATCTTACTGAAGAAGGAAGACATATCCCTACTTCAACATCTTTAGCTGTACCCCCTCCGACTGAGGTAATAAGAATTTCCCAATACCATTTTCCGCTATTCATAACTATAGTTGAGCTAGTGTTATCACCACCCGCTGAACTTGAAACAGAACATCTTTTGTTGCCTTCTGAAAAAGTCCACAACGCATCAGCATTAAGAGGATCAAGAGTGGCATAATTTCCATATTCGTTAGCCATTAAGCATCTCCATTCGTTGGGCTGTCGTTAGTGGCCGTTATAGTTCCTGATTTAATAAAGTGGTTAGCTGTCGCAGGATCAGTAAAGGCCGCTGAAGGTACAGTGAAATTACTAGTGTATCTGGCTAATCCTGTAGTCACTCTGACTTCATCTATGTGACCAGTAAAGAAGTTTGAAGCGTTTTGTGCGCCAATATTAACTACGTCAGTTGCTGTTGATGTTGCCCAAGTTGGACTTGCAGTGCCTACTGATGTGCCGTCAATAAAGGCTCTTGCCGTTGATCCGTCTCGCACCATTGCCCAATGATGCCAATTGCTGTCAGTCATGCTAGTAGAGCCAGCTATAGTAGTGCCATTAAAATAAAAAGACACACCAGAATTAGTTTGTGCAGCATCTCTTGCATAAAATACGTAATGGTCATCTCCTTGATAATAGACAGCTTCAGTGCCGTTTCCGTTAGCAGATTTTCTAAACCAACCTTCTGCTGTCCAAGCTGTTCCATGTGCAAAAACTGGAGAAGCTGTCATTACTAGTCGGTCTCCAGTTCCATCAAACAACCCACTAGCTGTGCCATATTTTTTCTGAGCAGTGTCTATCTGTGCATTTCCACCAGCAGTAAATGTTTGTGTATAGCTAGAACTATCAGTAAATGTGGTTGCAGCATCGTTGCCATCCATATGCAACAAAGTTATAACTTGCTGTTCAGCGGGAGTTCCACCAGCTTGGCTATCTGTACCAACAGCCATATTAACTCCACCTGAAATTACAAATCCATTATTTCCGTACGATAAACTTAACGTGCTAGGGTCTATTAATTGATAGAAGCCGTCATCTGTAGTTTCTCCTAGCGCTATTCCATCAGGATCACCATCAACTCTTACCGCTTCTGCAATGTACATTTCACTTGAACCGCCTGTTAAGACCGTGCCGCCTATTCCTGCAAACTCACCAGAAATTCCAGCGGAGCCAAACGTATCATTCTGCGTAAAATTAGTTTCGGTTATAAAGTCTGTTATGCGTGTTCCGTTTACTTTTAAAATATTACGATCAGCGGCTGTTGATTTTGTCGTGTCATATAAAACTTCAATGTGCAAATAGGCTGAAAAATCAACAAAAGCAGCAGTTGTTTTTAAAAACAATTGAGTTGAATTAGCTTTGTTATCAAACAATTCAATATGATTGCCGGATGCTCCTATCGCAATCCAGCTTCGTTCAGTATAGTTTGCGCCATCACTGACATAGAAAAGAGCTTGTGCTTTATTAATTTTCGCAGGTTTTACTACACAAGAAAAATACATTTTATTAGTGCTAGTTCCGGCTACCTCTGTGCGTTTTATATAATCGTCAGTAAACAACCCAGAGCCTTCAATGACGTAGCCACTTGAAGCGAACCTAACAGGCCGCATTATAAAACTCATGTTGCGTATCCTATCAAATACACTTTTAATCCAGCGCCCGCCGTACCTGACCCAACACCATCAACATCAATAGTCATAAGAGCATTGTCGGCAAGGGCTGGTCCTGCACCGCCTATGACCATCGCCGTAGCTGCCGTTCCAGAGGTTTTTTCTCCAGCATCGATTGTCAGCTTTGTAGTTAAAACCGTAGAACCTGCCTCATTCAGATCGACTGTAAGAACTGATCCTACAGGGGCTGTTGTTACTCCAGCTTTAACACTAGTTAGAGTAAACGCATAAGGCATATGGAAAGTTACAACCGCTGTTGCTGCCGCTGTTGCTGTTGTCTCATCACCACAAGCAATAGCAATAACTTCTTGTTTTGCCGCTGGAGAAAGTTGCGCTCTAGTAAAACCGCTTACAGGCGTCCAACTAAGCATACGAACTACGTTTGCCGCTGTTGCATAAAATAAACCCATGTCGCCAGCAACGGTCGTAATATTAGCACCGCCAAGCAAATCTAATGTTCCTGCACCGTGCGTCATTGTTAATGCGCCATCAAACTGCAACATAAATATACGACCTTTTGCAACAGTAAAGGCTGTAAAGCCTGTGGTTCCTGTTACATCAAACATTGTGCCGTCTGTGTCAATTATTGTTGGTGATCCTGAAGCAATGTCGCCACCTTTTTCAAAGAAACCTTCGCCTGTAGGACCAAACGCTATTCCTGCAGGAATAATATTAGTTCCATCACACCGTACTGCTAAAGATTGACCTTGCGGAATAATAGTCCCGTTACCCGAAGCTCCAATAACTGTAAGAGAATACGCACCCGCACAATTATTAGTGAATAAATAATGCTTACTGCGAACAGGTACAATTACAGTTCGGTTACCTGTTAAAGTTCCACTAGTAACAACATGAGCAACATGGCTTTCACTGGCATTACTACCATCAACATGAACATTATACTGTGTGTCGTTTAAAGTATAGTTAGCTCCAGTAACGGCAATGTTTGTAGTTCCTGAAATAGCTTCTTCTATACGCTTTAGTGTAACATTAGTTTTAGTACCCCAAGTACCAGAGTTTTCACCATTGGCTTGAAGCTCTAGTTTGAGGAGGGGGGAAGCTGAGGAAGCCATTTATTTTCTCCTTATGCCAAACGAATTAAAGCGTTAGAGGCATCGGCCGCTGGAAACACAATTGTAAACGTGCCTGTTGTAACTGTAAAGTCACCTCCAAAAGCTAAAACTGCAATTGCTTTGTTACCGTTTGATGAGTTATAAATTAATGCACCATTAGCTGTAAAACTAGCTGATGTCCAGCTCGGGTCAGCAAAATCAACAAAAGCTGTTGTTCCGCTTACCGCTATTGCGGCAGAGCCTAGCGTGACACCTCCTGTTGCATATCCGTTTCCGTTAGCAACTTGATTTGTGGTAGCATACGCTGTTGTTCCTGCTCCTAAACTTGCAGAACTTGTATAAAGTGCAATTTTAATAGTGTCTGTATTTAAATCATGTTGTTCATCTAAGAGCTCGCTCTTAAAAGAAGTACACATAGCCTGTGATATACTCATATTAACCTCCTACGGTGTTTTCATTTCCTAAACTACGAACCATTTCACTTTGCAATGAACTAAGACTTTCTTGATATTTTGCAGACCAACTAGTAACACCTTCTGTAAATTGCAAAAAAGTACACGCTTCTATCATACAAGCATAGAGTAACACATCAGGAACATTGTTTGATAGCCATGTTGTTGTATTTCCACTACTCAGACCTGTAGGATTTTCTTGCGCTAAAACTTCAAAAGCATATGTATTATTTGGTGTTGGTCCAAACAAAAGTGAAGTGTCGCTCTGTATCGCATAATATTTAGGTTGCCCTGTTGTGGCGCTTGTAGGAAACATATCTCGTATATAGCTACCTAGCCTTTGTTGTAAAAACACGTCAGAACTAGACACTGTTATACTTACACTACGAATAGTCCTAACCCCTGCTGGCATTGCTAGAGTAGCTGTTCCGCTAGATAAAGAACCTGTGTTGCTGGTTTTAAAAGCATACAAGAAAGGGGCATCGCGAAATAAACGACTTTCTGCGTTAGCTATAAACGTGTCTATTTTAGTTGAAAATTCAGTATCGTCGTTTTCAGCAAAATCTTTAATGTCTTGTGTAAGTGAAGCATAAGTACTCATTTAATTACCCCAAGTTCCTGAGCCCCAAGTTCCTGCCCCCCAAGCATTAACAGTGACCGTTCCGATTGCTCCGGTAGCCGCAACACCCGCTGGAAGATCAACCGACATAGGTACTTCGTTACCAAGTGCAACTGTAGTCGTAACACCTGTCGTGGCAACATTGGCTGAAATTGCAAGGCTTTCTGAACCAAGAGCTGAAGTAATCGCAACACCCGCAACACCCGCACCTGTTTGAACAGAGCCAACTGAACCAGTAAAAGAGTTTCCGCTTGCATTAGCAAAGCTTGTTGGAATTTCAGTTCCGATTGTTCCTGTAGCCGCAACACCACTGGGTGTTGCATGGGATTGAGCCGCTGCAAAATGAGTATTAAGTACGGTAATCCGCATCTCAATACCTTGCATATTTCGGCCTTTAACAAATACTTTAACATTATCATTGTCAACCCGAGGGTTCCTAAGTATTTCTGCATCAACTGCACCGCGTGGTTCGAGCTGCGGATGTTTGGCTTCCCATTCATCCTTGTGGACCATGTGTCCTGTCCACTCTTTTCGTAGGTCAGTGTACTTGACTTTTTTTCCCGTTCGGTCGTCCATGGCTTGCGATTTAGTTCCACGGGCGTAGGTGTTTCTCCGTTTAATAGCCATGTCATCCGGGTACAATCTTTAGTGAAGCTTTTTCTCGTTCATCATCACCCGCGTTTTTAAAAGCTTCCGTTGCAAGGGGTTGTAAAATTGTCAACAACGCTTTGTTTTTCTTAACTGCTAGTTTTGCAGCAAGACCAGCACAAAGAGCTTCTGTCCAACGAACAGGAACATCAACTGTAGAATTAGATAAAGAAACATCTTCTATTTGTTGCATTCTCCAATAAATAAGCTGATCTGTTGAATTTTCGGGGCTGTTCCAAACATAGATAGCAGGAGTTAGTTGTCGGTCTAAAAAGAACAAGGAGGGCTTACCTTGAGCATCTTTATTAGGTTGTTCATGGTACTGTGTTAAACTAGCTCTTTGCATAACTGAATCAGTCCCAGAACGGCGTATAACCATGCTAAAAACATCTAGTGTACCTGTAGGTAGCACATAGGCGTTTGTACCCTGTGTGAGCGTTTGTGTGGTCTCTATAAGGGTCCAATAATTAATGCCCTGCACAGACCAATCCGTAAACATCAAGTTTAAACTTCGTCTAGCGGTCTCAGCATCATATTGAGTTAAACTTTGAGGAGAAACTTCACAACGTTCGTACGCTTCTGTGATCATTTCATCAACAGTTAGATTAAATGTGAATGTTCCGCTGGTAGCCATTAATGCAACCTTTTAATTTATTATACTATATGCTGACACCATACAGTGGGTATCCAACATTTGCAAAGAACCTCGTACTGTTGACACTAAGATACTAATTTTTTCATAGCGGCAACTTTATCGTCAGACTCACGTTTGATAGTTAAAGCTTGTTGACGATATTTTTCAGCAGCTTTTACATCTTTATCAATTTCTTTTTTAGCAGCTTCATGCTCTGCTTTCATACGTTTACGATCAGCAGCTATATTAACTTCTGCTTGAGCAATAGCTATTTCGCGAGCAAATAAACTTGCCTTAGTTTCTTCACATATTAACTGCTCTGCTTTAGCACTGGCCTCGGCTTCAGCTAGTTCTTTTTTCTTATTATTTTTAGACACTACAAGTTTGGCTTCAGCCGTTTCTGCTTTAACTACACGAATATCACACTCTGATTGAATTTCCTGTTTTGCAAGGGTATCTGCTATTACAGCAACTTTTCTAACAGTTTCTGCTTTAGTAATAGCTTTTAAAGATTTATCTGCTTTACCCGTAGCAGTTTCTAACTCTAGTAAAGAGTCTTTTAATTTCTTACTGCTACCTAAAATATCCATGAGTTCAAGAAGCGTATAAGTTTCTTTAACACTTGCACTGACATTAATATTACTTGAAAGTCCCATTTTTATGATCCTGCCTGAACGATGCGTAGTGAAATACTTCCGCTAGTGTACGCTGTTACAGCTAGTCGGCAAGCCACAGGAGGGCTAGTATAGTTGCCGTCAAAGTTAGCTGTCTTACTATGCACAGTATCATGCGTGTGAACCGTAGCATCAATTTCTCTAAAGCCTTCAGCAAGAACATTATTAAAAGTATGTTGTACTGCGGCAGTTCCCGCTCCGGGTCCACTTGTAACGTCTAACCCCAAACCTATTGTAAACGGGTGGCCTCTGTAATTAAGCACATACC